TTATCTCCAAAAGTCTCTGTAGACATTCCCTTCGCTTTTAAAAAAGCATCCGCTTCTTCCGCAGAAGCACCTTTTTGTTCCATCAAGAATTTTTTGTATAGTTCTGCTTCTGAAGCCATTAGTACCCCTTAGCTTTTTTCCATGCATCAAATTCATTACCAAGCGTATCGCCCTTTGGAGCGGCTTTCGGCGCAAACTCACCCAATATACCCTCACCTTCACTAAAAATAGTGCTGCCCACTTTACCTGGTTGCATAAGGTCTGCATAAGCTCCAGAGCTGTAAATTTTCTTTTTTGTAGCAAGCTGAGTTTTATATTTTTCAGCAAGCTTTTGCTTTGTGACCTCTATAAGCTTCTGCATTGATGCTGTCATCTCTGGAGGAATTTGAGCAGTAGGTGTACTACTAAAATACGCGTTAACTTTCGCCATTGTCATATTCATGTTTGCTGGAAACACACGAGAAATATCGTGGTCCGTTAAAACACCCTTCTCTCCACTGATACTTCGAGAGTACTGGGAAAGAGTGTTTGAAAGCATTTGATAATCGCCACTTGCAAGGGCTGTTTCCATAACACCCATTTTTTGTTTTTCTTCAAGAAGTGGGTTTACAACATTTTTCGCAACGTCTTGTCGTAGAGCATCTTCTTTCTTCAACTCTTGTCCAGCCTGAAATCTTCCTTGTTTAGAAGATTCTCTTGCAGCCTCTACTTGGAACCGTCCTGACTGAACACCTTTCAGATACTCGCCAATTTCGTTGAGTGTTTTATTTTCTTGATCGCCTGCCAACTTTTCAAGTTGAGTGCGCATCTTAAGTTTATCTTCCGCTGCCATCGGTCCTTGTCGTTGAACTGCTTCAATAACATCAGGTCCGCCCCAGGCTTTCGCTAAAGCTGCTGCCGGAGTCCAATCAATTTTCCCAGCATCTTGTGCCATTGTTGATTGAATCATATCACGAAGAGCTTGTGTGGACGCTTCTCCTTCTACAACACTTGGTTTAAAGTTAGAGCGCAAGTCTCTGTGAAGGGCTTCTTCCTCTGGAGAAAACATTCGTGAAGCTACAACTTCTTGACGAAGATACGGGTCTGCTGCGACAGGTGCCGCAGCTTGCGGCTCAATCAATCGTCTTTGTTTTGGCTTTGCCATCTCCGCTTCTGTTACAGGAAGCGGGTTAGTCTGTCTAGACTGCATGGGAACAAGTAATGGACCCTGTCCCATAAGTCCCATGTCTTGTTGTCCTTGGAATAATTTTAAAAAATCAAGTTCGTTCACGGAAACCTCCGATTATCGAAACATTTGAGGATAAAGACTCTTCGCGGAAGTACTACCTGGAAGTTCGGCATCAGTTGCTCCAACACCATCAAACTTAGGTGCTTCTGGAGCACCCTGTAACCAGTCAAACGCACCAGCTTTTTCTAAAGCATTTCCCTGCGCCATTCCACCAAGTCCTCCTCCGAGAACATTGCCCAGCATTGAACCCTTGGCGTACTGAACGTCTGGGATAAACTGCTGCCCACGTTTCGCCCATGAAACTGCCTGTGCATCCGCTGCTGCGTTTGCTGTGCGCTCTTGGCGTTTGATGTCTGCCTGTCGTTGTGCGGCCCCACTTGCTGCTCCGATAAGTGCTCCAATCAATGGAAACATTTTATACCTCCCTCATAAGTTCACAAAAAATTTGTTGTTTAAAAATCTTCACTCCAATTACACGTAGCCCCGCGTGCATAGCTACACGAAGCATCGCTACGTTTTCATTCTCGATAAATGTTGTCACGCGCTTGTAGTTCTGTAAAGCCCATGAAACACCTTCTATGTACCAAGACACGGCTTTGGTCGATTTCTGAAACTCAGGAAAACAACCACCATATCCAAAGTACAAAGTCTCACTATCAAACTCACGGCACAAACCGTATCCAATTGGAAACCCGTCGATCTCTGCCATAAGTGCAAAATCGTAACGATTCATCTCTTTCGGACGAGCCTCGTTAAACATGACAAGATGGGCTTTCTCAGCCACTTCATCCCATTCTGTTTTTTCGATCTTGCGAATAGTAATCACTTCTTTCCGCCCCCACCGCTTGCGCGAGTCGCCTCAGCTTGTTTTGCTGAAGACCATTTATCCAGAGCTTCTTTGTACTGCTCTTGCTCGTAGCTTCGCTTGTTACCTACTTCTTGAAGAGCTTGCCCGATATTGTACTTTTGAAGACCGATATTTTCCCCTGCAATTCCTTGTTCCATACCCGCAAAGCCTTTGAGAGCTTCATCACGACGTGCTTGATCGCCTTGAAGGTTCTGTAGAAGTTGTCCCTGTGTGGCACGGTTCTGTGCCTGACTTCCTTCCATCAATCCCTGCTGCGCGCCCAAGGCTAAACGCTCACGGCTTCCTGCCCCCGCACCACCGCGCATAGCAAGCCCGCTTCGTGCCGCAGTCGCAGCACTTGCAGCGTTTCTTGCAGCAGACTCTTTACCAAGAAGGCCCATCTGTTCGATGGCCTGTTTGTTGAGTTCTCCGCTTTGCGTAAGGCCCGTGCCTGTCGCAAGATTTTTGATCATGTTGTAGGAGTCAAACTTTGTTGGATCAATTTGGCCTATTTGATATTGGCCTTTTAGCATTCCCGTTGTCGGATCAAGAAGTGACTCGAAGGATTTTGCTTTCGGGGAACCGTCTGGGTTTAACCCCATTGCATCCATCTGCTTAATTCGCTCATTCTCAGCCTGTGCCTTAGCTGCTTCTGACGCCGCTGTTTGTGCTTTATATTTTGCGGAATTTGGATCTACATTAATGTCATTCCAGTTAATCATGTGGACTCCTCGTAATGTCTGCTGTCGATAGGAATTTCATTATCATCGTCTGGGACCATTTGCTCAAGTGTGGCGACCATGAGAACTCTCTGTGCCTCAAGATCACTCTTAGCAGAGTCCGCTTTCGCAGAGCCTTCTTTGTCGTAAATCTTCCACTTTACAAACGCGATAATGAACGAATAAAACTCTGGAATATCTACGATAGAGTTTGAGTCCTCTATCTCAATGGCATTTCTAATGTATGCCATCTTCAAAAGCCCAGTACCTTGATGATTGCTGACTGGATAAAGCTCAATCACAGGGTTTACTGTAGGACCGTAATTGAAAAGAATATATCCATAATAATTCGTCGTACCCGCATCAAGCCTGAGACTGTCTGCAAGCATGAATTTATCTCTTCCTTTTAGACGTTTCACAGGGAAAATCATTGTTTGCTGAACGAAGTAGAAAGCGCGGATCTTGTTCGCATAAATATCACTCGGAAGATTGAACACACTTTGTCCAATCGTCATGTCCATGCTTGCCTTCGATAAAAAGTAATCGTCCTCAAGACCTAGCTTGTGGATGTTTGCTTCCGCTTCGTTGACGGCATCTTGGAAATAACCCATAAGCTCATCGTCTTGTACGAAGTCTTCTGCCTCGGTATCCGTCTCACGTTGAACTTTTAATTTTAACTCGCCATAGGTTTTGTAATTCATTCTAAGCCCCCATCCTCGCCCTTGTTGAACATGTCATAAGAACGAGTCGCCTGTGCCCATGAAATAGAGTACCCAAGAAGGTTTGTGATTTCACCTTTTTTGTATCCCTTTAATTGCCATTTCCACGTACCATCTTGTATCTCATTACCGATATCTTCAAGGACTAAAGTATCTGGACCTCTGGACAGGACTTTGTAGCCCTTCGTGTAATTGTCCCATTCGAAGTAAAGGTAATAATCCACACTCTGTAAAGGCCAATCCCCCGTAGAAGAATCCACCAATGTTGCCGTGTTGAGAGACCCGTTTGTAATCACAAGACCGGCAAGGTCTGAATTGATCACATTGGTAAACGAGTTCGTAAGCTGGATCTGAAGGTAACTAAAGCGGTAAGAACGAGCGGGAAATCTTCGGTCCATCTGAATCATCCCACCATAATACCAAACACACTCTGGGTTTCCCCAGACGAATTCGTCATCGCCCCACGTGAAGTTCTTTCTCCAACGGATGGGCTTGATATTTCTTGTCACCTTACCGTCATCGTTGATAGCTGTGACGTCGATGGAAATGTTCGTTTCATTCTTGCAGGAAACAAGGATTTTATTTGCCACTTTTCTGACAAAGTCCGTACCAAAATTCGACGCACAAGAAAGATAGTTCCAGATAATCGTTTTCTGCGACCATGTCGAAACTGGAATAGTGACATCCACTTTCGGGTCTGTAAGCTCTTGGTCATCAAACAAGTATACATACCCGTTTGTGTCGGCATGATAAATTTTATTGTTGTGTTGCTCAAACCCTGAAAGCTTCCACTGGTCATTCTCCCAGTAGTAAAGCGATGAGTTCACAGAAAGTCCCCACCGAAGGTCCATAACCCAGATGATGTTGCACTCTTCAAGGTTAGTCGCTTGGTCATCATTGGAGAATGTCCAGATGACCCATCTTTTACTCTCGATGTACTTTCCTTTAATCCGCTGCGTACTATTCCCAAGCGTCGCAACAAACTGTGCATACTTCGTGTTCAAGTGGTCAGAGACCTTTGAGACACGGTATCCATCCGTCATATAAAAACCATCTTTTCCTGCCCAGAAAAGACTTCCCTCCGCAGCTACCATTGAAAGGTGACTGAGGCATCCGACAGTGTCGCTGATACGGCGGTGGTTCATACCCCCGCGCCCTAGCTCATCGAAAGCACCTTCTATCCGGTAAATATGTTTTCTACATCCGACGATGGGAATGTCTGCGACTGAACTGACTCCTGTGATTTCATCTTCGAGTTCATCGAAGAAGCTTTCTGGAACCGAGTCTGGGTCCCCCGCTTGCGATTGCCTAAGCGTCGAGGGTAGGACTTCTGTCCCTGTCTTAATATGTCCGTAGTAAGTAATATTGTTAACAGTATGTAAGTATTTGGCGAGTGGAGGAGGGTCATTGTTAGGGACTCCGCCTTGAGTGTACGCTGGAACGCCGTCCACAAGGACTGCGTCTGTAGTTGTATCCACATAAGAAGTTGTACCATTGGAAATCTCCGTGACTTGGAAAAGATCAATTCCACCACTCAGTGTTCTGAAGATTACAATTTTAATGTTTGTTGTATCGTAGTTATCCCCTGTAGCGTTTGCAAGCGCGGGTATGGAAGAGATGTTTATTGTCCCGCTAGCATTTTCTACTTGGATTTTCTTGATGGGTCCGAAGTCTTGAAACTCCTGAGTCCCGACAAGGTATGTATATTTATAGCAAAAGCCGTATATAAAAGAGTTCGAACCAACTCCACCAGATAATACTGGGTCAGAAGAAAGTGCTGGTAGTCCGGCAGTTCGTACCTGTAAAGTGGAAGCATCATCTTTATAAATTTTTACCGGCTTGTCCCACGCATCTGTTGTACAGAACACGTGTCTGTTCCAGTTTGTTTGAGAGTGATTTGAGTATGCCACTGCGTTTTCAAAAGGGTTCCCTGATGCGGGACCAAGTAGGGAAGCGTATGAAGAAGGGTTTCGGTAGTAAATTTTCTTCTGGGAAAAAACCAAAAGATTTTCGTCAAAATAAGATTTAAGCGAAGCAATGCGGACGAATCCTGTAGGGATCTGGGGCTCGGAAGTGTTTTCTATCCGTGTTCCAGGACGAGTTCGCACAGACTTGTTATCAAGCAATTGCATGTTAACAAGTTCTTTGGAAAATTTTGGAGAGGCGTTGACATAGTCGTCTGTCATGCCTCCGGTAAAGTCCGATACCTCGGCTGGTTGGAAATTATACCCCATACAATACTACTAAACTCTTTGTGTTATCGTAGAAGAAAATGTCGTAATGAGTGGCGTCTACCTTCACGATGCTTGGAAGCACTCTTTCACCAGTGGAAAGGGTTACAGTGATCCCTGTGGTGTCGAAGGAAAATCCAGACGGAAGCGTGACAGTTTGTTTGTAGTACCCGCTCCCAAGTGAGTTCCAGTTTGCAGCAAGCAGTGTAGCAGTGACTCCGCTTATAGAAGATGAGGGAATTTTGGCAGAGTCGATGCCGTTATGGAAGTGGTCATTTACTTGTTGAATGTTATCTTCCATAGCAGGAAAGACGTCAGGACCTCTGTCGTTTGTTTGTGGCTTTTTATACCCGAACGATAATGTTAACATACCTTCCCCTTATTTATTCACACGTCTTGTCTCGTTTTCATTCTTACATTCAGCTTGAAGCTTAGCTTTGTATCTTGCAAACTCACCAGCAGATAAACAAAAAGCACCGTGAAGTTCTGGACCTAAAACAGCATGAGACGGCATATCCTCGACCTCTAGCTTACATGATTTTTTATCAACTTTTGTTATCTTAAATGGGTTAGCAATATTATTTTTAGTGTCTAACTGAGTAATGACAAGTCCTTTTAGATTGTCGCAACCAACACTACTTAGTGAGAAAATCACGACCAGCATTTTTAATGTCTTCAGGCTTTGCTGCTTCATCGTTTATTTTCTCCTTGTATTCTTTTAACTCTTTCTCGGTTTCAATCTTTTCTTCAATTGCATTTTTGCTTTTAACGCCTATTTTGTTTAGAAACTTCCATGCATATTCTGAAAACTTACCAATCAAGAAAGAGGCAAAGACGCCAATAGGTCCTGTCATTTTCAAGCCAGCACCTATCAACGCCTTCATTGCTTGCGTTCTGATAAACTTAAAAAATAATCCCTTAAAGTATTCCATCAAGAGATTAAAGATTTGTGTTATCAATTAAAGTCCTAAAGCCTTAATTTTTTCAGCAATTTTTTGAGCAATTTCAGAAGACTTTAAAAGCTCATCTGCAATTTCAAGACCATCAAGTTCAATCTCAAGATTAACTGATGCTTTAGCTGCTGCAATACCGTCTTTGTCTGAATCATAGGCTACTGATTCAGCAACTTTAAGTTTAAGAACTTTACCTTCTAGTTTCATTTCTGGTTTCATTATTTTCTCCTTTGTAATAACGTCTTCACGTCTTGTTTAATTTCTCTAATATCTTCTTTTATGTCTGTCTTAATCTCGTTCATTTCTTGCTTTGTCGAAAAATTTGTAAATGCGTAGGTGACGATTGAGGCGGTGGTAAGTACGAAGAATATAAATGCTTGATGTTGCTTATACCACTTTTCCATAATTACCTTTCACAAACCCACACTGTTTGAAGTTTTCCGTCTTTATCGAAAACACGCATACAGTTTTGCATCACATATTTTTGCGAGCAACCAGATATGATAAGCGCGATTGAAATTAAATAAATATGTTTCATTAGTTCACCTGCTTAATTTGTATATGTGACCAATATGCTCCTGCCGCATTTGTACCACCAACAACAGTGTTAGCAGCATCTACTTCTAGATGAATATAATCAGAGTAATTTAATTCTATCATAGAACTAAAAGACTCAGGATAATTACTCCCAGAGGCAGAAACCGATAATGTTTTAATAGGCGAATTATTTTTAAGTAAATCTAGGTATCCAGAAACAGCCGTGCAAGTTATGCATCCAGTTATTAAATAAATACCTTTCGCTGGTGCCGTAAATTTCCATCCTGACCCAGTAGTTACAAGACTTCCTGAAGTATCTGATATTTTAGAATCAAAATCTATTTTAGTTCCAAATCCGACACTTTGATTACTTGATACATAGTAGTCAGCATAAATATTATGCCCCGTAAGAATCTGCTGTGCTCCTGAGAGCATATTAATGTTAATATAGCTCAGCATTGGCGTGCCGCCAGCAATGGAGGCGCCAAGCACAGAAAGTATTGACAACTCATCCCCTGCAACTAAATCGAGAATTACTTCACCGGATTGAATACCAGTATTTGCCTGTGTCATAAAAGCGTAGGCGCTTCCATTTTTATACAATTGAAAATTAATAGTACCGGACGTTAAGCTCAAAACAGTGCTTACTCTATATGTCCCTGATACTTTTACTGTATATTTCCATGAAGTTCCTGTCCCTGTTGTTATTCCAGAGTGAGAATCTTTCACTATAGTATTAAAATTCACATAATCATTTGAACTCGTTGAATAATTCGAACTCACATAGGCTTGCGCCGCAACAACGCGCCCATCATATTCACTCACAACTTTTGATTCTGAAGACCATCCTTGAATTGGGATTGAAGCAAAAAGTGACATTTCACTACTTGCAACAAGCAATGATGTTCCTGTCACTTTTGTCAATTCTATAGTTGCACCAAGTCCAAATGTTAGATAAGAGACACCGCTTTCAACTAATACTGTCTTATTATATAATGCCGATACTGCGCCAGCACCCGCAGCCCAGACACCGACGTTTCTAATTGTTGGGATAATAGTAGGATCAGATAATACGTTAGAATCAACACCAGCACTTCCAATTGAAATTCTGGCTTCTGTAGCTGTTGGTGTTCCGCATGTAAACTTACCTTTTATTTCTAAGTCAGAACCATTTCTGCGTGAAAAAAATTCTACGTTAGTTGTCGTTCCAAACCCTGTAAATGTTGGAGTATACGCAGTCCAGTTTGTTTGAATCGGAGCATACCCAGCAAAAGGCATTGCAGACAAGCTTACTTCAAATTTAGCTGTGAAGCTGTTTGAAGTCGCTTGATGAAGCAAGAAACGATATGAAGTGCCTGTGCCTAATTGGAAAATGAAACTTTGTTTTCCCGCAACATTCGAAGGAAACTGAGATGCTTGCGGAGCAATAAGGACTCCGTTTGTTACATCATAGCACCACAAAGAAATGTCTCCTGCCGCAAAGGCACCATCAGTACTAAACACTAAAGTCTGCAAAGATAATTTGTCGATGCTATCAATAGTGAACGGATAAGACGCACCATCACCTAAAGCTCCGCTTGTAACCACAAATGATTTTTGGTCAGCTAAAGGAGCTGTTGAACTCTGAGTGATTGTCAAAGTAGGTGACCCACCAGTTCCATCAACCGGAGTCGCTGCACCGTCAGCATAAGTACTCCAAGGATTCGGACCCTCAGCGTCTCCGTCTGGAAGATAGTTTTTTCCACCCGCGCCAGTACCTACTGGAACTAAATTTGTCCCGTTATCAATATATTGTTTTCCTGTGTCCGTTGCAAAAACAACCGTTCCCGCTTTGCGGGTAAGGGCTTGAAGATTTGCAAGGGTGTCTTTTGGGATTGTAATACGGCTTGTGTTAGAAGCTGTCCCGCCGTCGATGTCTTTTCCAGTTACAACTTTTGCATTTGATGTTGTAAGAAGGTCCGCAGTGTCCGCAATCCCGTGAACACTTGTCGTCGCACTTGTGTGCGTAGTGAGTGCTGAGCTAAGTGCTCGTGTATCTACATCACTTTGAAGTTCATTCAGCGCGCCTTGTACATCCGTCGCAGTTAAGTTACCGCTCGGAGTGTTGACGATGTTAGCAGCAGGAACATTGTTGATTGTGTTCGCAGCTCCGCTGATTGTTTTATTTGCGAATGTGATTGTGTTATCCGCCGTAGCGACAACTTTAATCACACCACCGATTACTTGTTTAACAAGTCCTGAAGTTGTATTGAGCCAAATTCTTCCCTCTGGAAGATTCGATGGGTCAGAGGCTAAGTTCTCAAGACTTGCTTCACTTAATTGATCATAAAACTTTGGCATTATAAACCCCCCGAATTATTTTTATACAATAATACATCTAAATCTCGTTTTTTTATGTTATTTCTAGGCCAAATTGGTTGGGTATTCTTAAAGTTCAGGGCTATTTTAACCTGATCTTCTTTAGATAGATCGAAGGAAAATAAAGGAATAATATGATCAATATGCCATTTTCCATAATTATCCCATGACATATCTTCAATAAATTTTGTACTTAAATAGTTTCTATAAAAGGCTATAGAACAACCTAACAAATTTTCTGCCTTTAAAATACAGGTATTTCTAACTATAGCGTGGTAGATTATATTCCTAAATTTTTTAGCTAACATATAATTAGGATTTGTTTTCAATAAACTATTCTCATATCTTTTTTGATATTCCTTACGTATAGGATCGTGACCTCTCGCTCGATCATACGCACGAATTTTCTCAATACTTTTTTCTTTATATCTTAAACTTCTACTCGTAACCTGTATCATTCTACTCCAATTAACCTATAGCTTCCGGCAGGAAGTGGTGTGTTTGTTACAATCTGTACAACCGAAGCACTCGTGGCCTTAATCGTACAAAAAATTCTTGCAAAGTCATTAGCATTATCCAAAATCTGCCACACAGCGGTGCGGGCATCTTGGATTGTCGAAGATACGGTCACATTTTTTACAAGCTGAGAACCATCGAAGCTTTCGTCATTTGAATACTTCGAAGCTCCCGCAATTTTAATCTGTGCCCCTGTATCAACATAAATCTTGTTTGTGTCCGTCGTGTATAAAACACGGCCCACGTTTTGTGCAGAGCTTGAAGGAAGTGTGCCACTTGTGAAATTCTCTAAACGAAGGTTTTTCGCTTCCCCGCGCATATAAAGATCACGGAAATAATTTGAACTTCCACCAAGGTCTGTACCAGACCAAGAGCCTGAGAAGGATGCATTCGTAAATGGAACGAAAGAATCTTTCGTTTTTACCAACCCCTTCGAAGCATGAGATGTCGACTCAAAAGTTAAATGCTCCCCTGAAGCATCTCCACCCACTAAGCTTTGGCCTCCTGCACGTCCAGAAAGCAGCGCGAACTGTGTATGGCCCGCGTCTCCAGTTGTTAGCCCAGAGAGACTCGCATGAGAAATCTCGCTGTCTGGAATACTGGCTACCCATTTTGTTCCATCATAGAACAAGCCCATTCCAGCAGTCACTCCGACATTAATATCTCGCAAGGACTGAAGGGTGTTACTTGAAACACTGGTAGCTCCATCGGAGATATTTCCAACTAAATAAAAGTCTTTAAATTGAAGTGAACTCGTACCGATGTCTATTGTGTTGCTCGCGCCTGGAACAAGTTTGGCATTAAATAAAACGTTACCTGTCCCGTTCGGAGAGAAGATTAAATTGGTGTTAAGCGTAGTTGTTGATATAACATTCGAATCAAGTCGAATATCATCGGCGTTAAGCTGTCCTGTAACTCCAACCACGCCAGTAGCAGTAATGCCCAAAGTAGTAAGTGCCGACTGTACATCAACCACTCCTGTGCCGTTGGCCTGAAGAATTAAATTTCCGTTTGTGTTTAGGATAGAAACTGTGTTTGCATCAAGACGAATATTATCAGAATCAAGTCTTGTTACCGTAGTATTTCCCGCGCCCAAAGTACCTGTCGTAGACAAGTTCATTGAAGTAAAAGAAATGTTTCCGCTTCCAGAAACTATCTGTCCGTTTGTGATTGTGATATTACCAAACGCAGAGCCCGAAGCCCCAGTGATTGTTCCAGTCGTAGTAAGTGCAGTTGACCCGAAAGAAATTGTTCCGTCAGAATCAACAATGCTCCCATCAGAAATTGTCAGAGTTCCAGCAATGTGCGAAGCCCCTGTGATACTTCCTGTGGTAACTAAATTTTCATTATCAAAAGAAATGGTGCCAGTTGAAGAAGTGATTATCGCACTATTAATTGTGAGTGCATTATTGAAAATGCTTCCGCGAATGTATGCATCACGAAAAGATTCTGTCGCAGTACCTAGTGAGTATGTATTGTGTACTGTTGGACGGAAATCGTCATCGACCTGTACATAACCTGTATGTGGGCCAACTCCGTCGCCAGAGTTTGCAGCAAGAGTTAAGTTTTGGTTCGCATCAGTTCCACCGAAAAATTTTTGTCCTGCATACAAACCAGTTATCGGCGCACCGGCAGCGTCTACATCGGTGCGTCCTTTTTTCCACACAAACAAATCTTGTGTGTTATCCATGAATGCAGACAAGATTGAATCTTGTCCCCAGTCCATGTCGTATACCTTATGCCAACTTGCAGAGCCTTCTCCCTCTCGTTGTTCCCAGCGATAAGAAGCAGATTTACCGTCACCGTCGTCAAGGACAACACGATAGTCATTTAACGTGTTTCCAACCGAGGGAAGTGCGGCAACATTCGCTACTGCATCTTTTGTTTGGGGATAAAGGACTGCGAAAATCCAATTGAACGCGCTATCAATATCCGTCACACCTGGAGAAGCAGGATTGTTGTATGTGAAATCAGATAACGTATGTTTCAACGGATGCTGAATTGGAGACCAGATTTTATTTCGAGTATGTTGTTGAAACACTAAAGCCCCCTAAACAGTAAAGCTTGCGTCGTATGAAGAGTCCCAGACAGACAAAACTTCTTTCTCCGCCTGAACCACTGTCGAGGTTGGAGAAGTGTAGATGTACTCAGTTAGTAGTGCCGGAGTTCCATTGATGGCGTCTGTAGGAGCTTGCCACACTTTCCAAATTCTATTCGCACCATCGAAAACAATATATGTTTTCGAAGGCTCATTAAGAAGTGTTCTTAGTACCGCATATTTCTCATTCGCCATTTTAACCCCACATAATTATCAAATCATTTTCTAACAACGTCAAACTCACCTAGACTTACGGCCATCTAAGGAAGTTTTTCATATCAGCAATGAGCCAATTTTTTCTCTCAAGTGTAAGCCAATGATACGCTTCTGACATGTCATCCACGGGACCGTGTATAAGGGCATTGCACGCAAGCTCAATGTCACCAGTCACAGCTAAATTACAAATATCCGTCTGACAAAGTCTTCCACCATAAGTGTACTTGTACTCAGCCATAAGTTCTTGGAGCCAAATTCCTTGTGCAGCATTAATTCCTTCAGAAAGATTTTTCTTTTTAAATCTTTCCAATAAATCATCTGCATACGCCTTACGTTCTTTGATTGTAAGGTTAAGGGCTCTTGCAAGTTTTTCTTCGTTTGTGATTTTAAATGGGGCCATTTTAGCGGCCCACACTTCTTCAGATGTCCCAGTCGGCATCGTAATTTCGCCGACTACATTCAAATTTGAGTCAACAATACTTCGTGTTTCCATTACATCCTCACACGGTAAATACGTCCGTTACCACCGTTCACACCACTGGCACCAGTACCGGCACCTGACGCACCAGCACCACCCACAACACTCACGGTCAGTCCTGTTGCAGTAGTGTCGTTCTCAGAGATAAGTACGACGACTCCGCCTCCGCCGCCGCCTCCGCCGCCACGATTTCCTGCTACTGGTTGGAACCCGTCACCACCTTGGGCACGAATAACACCTGTTCCAGTAATTGTTTTTGCCACGATACAAATAATTCCAGCACCACCACCACCAGCGCCTCCGGCAGTACCATCACCACCGCCTCCGCCGCCTCCAGCACCACCAGTGATAACCGTATTTGCAAGGTCACGAACTTTCACGGCTTGGTCATAAACCCAAGCAACATCAACCCCACCATTGGCTACTGTGACAAGAGTCTGTGTTCCAGCAAGACCACCGGCACCACCAGATCCAAGACCCCCAGCACCACCAAGACCGCCAAGAGCAGTAGCAGAAGCACCGCCCGTAGAACCGGCAGCAGTACCGCCCGCACCACCGGCACCAGCAGCTCCCGTAGTACCCACAACAAGTGCAGTTGTCGCAGCAGTGCCCGTCGCATCATTACCGTCACGTTCAAAGACCCCGTTATTTTCAAATTTAACTTTTGCAAAAACTCTATATCCAGCAGAAGTTACTGTAGAACCAGAATTGATAGTGTAGTTGTCACAATAAACATCCGAAGTAAGGGTGGTGTTCGAGGAAATGATGAAATCCCCGCCATTCCCGTTTGGAAAAAATCCACCGTTTCCCTTGGTCATTGTTTTTCCAAAAGCTTGCAGAATATTGTCCCCTGCAACAACGTCACCAGATCCAGGTGTAAGTCCTGTTAAGACCTTACCAAGAACCGCTGAGTTTGAAACAGTTGCGGCAGCACTTCCAGGTCCAGTCGCAGTCACTTCACCAGTTAAGGCAGAAATTCCGCTTGATGCTGCTGAGTAATCCGTCTCAGTTCCAGTTTCATCTTTTGATTTTAATTTTTTCGTAACTGAATCAATAAAAACAGTCGCCTTACCAGCAGCAGGAGTCGCTACGGATGCCGCAGACTTATTATTAAACTTTACTTCACTCATGTATCCCCCTAAATAAAATTAATCGTACTTTCAACACCAATTTCTACGGTAACTCCAGAAGCAAGCTCTGTTTCCGTTCTAATCCAAGACCAATTCGAAGGCATAACAACCGATTGGTCAATAACTTTTGGTTGAAGACCACTTGAGTATGTTACTTTCTGAAGCGCAGATAAAATCGAGTCAGCCGCAGTCGCTACGCCAAACTGAGAAGTAAATCCAGTTAACACTTTTGCGATAACCGCAGCGTTTGATAGTGTTGCTGCCGCAGATCCAGGACCCGATGCCGTCACTTCACCTGTAAGAGCTGTGATACCCGCAGTCGCGCCACTTGCAACACCGTCAAGCTTTGTTTTGTCCGCGGCACTCATAAATCCAGCAACGGAAGTTGTTGCCGCCGCGTGCTCAGATCCGCCCGCGCCTACGTGGGCAATTGGGGCGAAATCTCCTGTGTCGTTTAGAGCAGCACTTCCAAGACCGAGGTTTGTTCTTGCTGTAGATGCACTTGCAAGATCAGAAAGATTTGAGGCGATAGAGAGTTTTAACCCAATCGCTGTTGCTTGCGCAGTGGAAACAGGTTTATTCACGTCACTTGTGTTGTCCACGTTTGAAAGACCGACATCGTTCTTATCAAGAGTGACCGCACCAGTCTTACCCGCAACACTTAGTACTGACTCTGTGTTGTCTACTTTTTCCCATTGTCCGCCGTTGTAAATTGCCCAGTCACCGACTTTCCAGTCTGTGATACCGTCAAGGTTCGTACTTCCGGCAACATTCACTACGTAGTAATATCCTTTTGTACCCACACTCGATGCAAGGGCTGGAGAGTTTGAAGTGGCATTCCACGTTCCTTGATAGCTCACACTTCCAGCTATCGCAGTAGGAAGTTGGGAAGAAGGAACCTTTCCTCCAGAGTCCAAAGTAGCAAGACCAAGGGCTACACCTTTTTGAAGGGTGATTCTCGCATCAACCTCAGTAGAAAAATCTGAGATTGTTGCAGCTACCTGTGTGCCTGTGTGGTTTGCACGATTTTTTAAATTCGCGTCGGTATCATTCGCTGTCGCACCATTGGCAACACCAGAAAGTTTTGTGAAATCACTTGGCGACATGAAACCAGCGACCGCGCCAGTAACAAGCGGATGCTCCGCTGTACCACCAGTTCCCTTATGGGCAACGGTCAGTTTTTCTGTATCAAGTTCGTTGATAGCCGCCTGAAGATTCGTTGCTACGATATCCCCTGCCGGAGTGTTTGTAATCTGCGAAGCAGAGTAGTCTCCTGATACAGAGACTACAGCCCCAGTTCTTCCGAAAACAGAAGTCACAGGGAATGCGACGGCTGATACTGCGACCCAGTCGGCAGCACTCGAAGTACCTTTTGAAAGATATTGTCCACCAGTAGACGTATCTACGTAGTGGTGTCCAATTCCTGTTGGAGCAGTTACGGGAGCACCTACACCAGTGAATATATGTTGCTTCATTGCTACCTCAGTACAAAGCCATCTTGGCTGAATAAGTATTGCTGATTTTGATCTACAAGGGAACTTAAAAATTCAATATTACACTCTTCAGGAAACATAGAACCGAAGGTAATTAAACTAAATCCGTTCTGGTCAGTGTAAATTTCTAGCCCATCGGCTAGTAACGCGTCCCAAACACTCGCCATAAACACACCAATATCACAAAAATCAATTCCCCCACTCGAAGTAGAAGAAGCCCCAGAGAAAGGAACATAGGGATAACTTTTTGTGTTTGACGAATATGAAGGATATCTGCCGACGAGAAGTCTCAGAGTTACAGGACCGGCGGCGTCAAGATATAGATTGTCTTTTGTGAACTCATTGTAGCGGAGGCGAAAGTTTTGATCTCCTACAGAGTTCAAAATAATTACATCTTTTGGAACGAAGCTAAGGTTGTGTTTGAAAGACAACCCTTCTTTCGCATTTGGAATATCAATCTCGTAAAAATTCCACTCTCCGTCTAAAATCTGTTGCTTACCAACAAATTTCACAAGGCGGTCGAAATTCTCGCGGGCTTGTGGGTCTTGAATGTCTTTAAGAATTAAATCTAATCTCATTCAACCTCAAAAATTGGAGGGGACTTTCATCCCCTCCAGTTATTCCATTAAGGAATTGAGTGCATGATACCGCACTTCGATGGAGCATGAAGAACGAACTCACCGAACAAGCAGATATCCAAAAGATAGCTGTAGCCAGTTGTGTCGCGTACTTCAAAATACTGTTTTCCATCTGGAGCAGTACGTTTCTTGAAGAAACCGTTTGTGATGAACTTAAACGCTGCCATGTCAAGATACATGATGACATCGTCACGCAATTCTTGAACTGCGATAAGAGTCAATGAACCTTTAACAGAAGTAAGTTCAATCTCTGTCCAACCGTAAAGCGAAGCTTTAGAAGTTGTCGGAGTAACTTTGAACGCACCTTTTTGTGTCTCAATCGCCGCCATTACGTAACCCATGTTACGGTAAGACATAACGATTTTGTTCGCGTTACCACGAGCTTTCTTACGAACTTCGTTGTAACCATCAAACAACTTAGTAAGGATGTTTGAAGATGATACAGAAGAACCGTCTACGTTGATTGCTTGCAAGTACGGGTAAGCAAGTTTGCTTTGTCCGTACAAAGAAGCAGAACCACCGTTAGCTGCTGACAACAAACCATCACGTAAAGACGCGAAAGCGTTTGTCACAGTTCCAGCAACAAGAACACCGTCACGATAGAATCGTGCAGCTTGAGCAACAGTGTATGCAGACACGTCAGCAGCAGCGCCGCCACGAGTAAGAGACAATGTAACCGCACTTGTGTTCATGTTGATAGCGATAACATAAACATCTACTTGCGCAGAGTTGTTGTCGATCAATACCAATTTCTGACCAAGCATGAATTTCTCGATGCGATCAACAATCATGATACCAGTAGCCGCGTTTGTTGCGTCTGTAACAACAGCGACCTTTGGTCCATTCAAGATATCTTCAGAGACACACTCTTTGATACCTTGCATGAAATTGTCGATTTGGCCTGGAAGCATTTTAAGGAATGACTTCTCATTCACTTTTCCATCATGCTCCATAAGGTCACGATGATTGAACTTCAAAGAACCCCAAACTTCTGGCATCGCAGTGATCTGACCACGGACATATTGGTACTCAGAAATGTCCGACTGACCAGTCAATCCACCATACTTCAAAGAAGAAGCTGCTGCCCCTTCGAATGGTACTGGAATTGTTCCACCTTTCCAACCGTCTTCTACTTCGATATTCGAAAGTAGCCAGTCGCGCTTGATCAATTCTTCTTTCATTAGGTCGTATGATAAATATTCATTTAGCATCGCCTGAAAACTTCTAGTTGTTCCCATTTTACTCCTCCATGATTACTGCCAACTATAAAGTGGCAGCGTGTTTTTTAATATCGTCTAAACTCTTAAAGTTACGAGTGACCGGAGATGCTCCGCCCGCCTTGGCATTTGGAAATGTTGGCTTATCTCCCTTAACAATAACATTCGTCGCGGGAGCGACTGCCGCTGGAGCAGCGTCCGGTGCTGCTGTTTGCGGAGTGTAACCAATAAATCGAGAAGCCTTTTCTGCGACCATTCGTACTACTTCATCAACCGGCAATTTCTCGCCTGTAGCTTGCTGATGATAAGCTCCCTGCTGCATGACTGCATTGTAGAACGCTTGCGGGTCACCCGCTCTTTCGTTAAACACTGCTGCGACGTCTTTCGCATGGGCCGCGATAGCTCCGCCAATCGTTTGCTCTGCTTGGAAACGATTCGCTTGCTCAAGCTGTTGCTGATACGAAGTCATTTGCTGTTGAATATCGTAAAGCTTTGCTTGGTACTCTTTCGCTGCACGAAGTTGTTGCTGCATTTCTGGCGGCTGTTCTGAAAGTTCGAGTTCTGACTTGACCCACTTAAAGATTTCAGCCTTCGGGATTTTCAATCCCTCAAAAAATGAACCAAAGTCTTTTTGTTGAACAAAATGACTGAGCCGGTTCAAGCTCTGGGAAACCTGCTTGTATTCCTCAACTTGAGGCAAAGCAGATTGATATTTAGTTTTAAATTCATCCCTTGATTGCTTCAAAGGTTCGAGACCATACGCCTTCTCATAAAGTTCACGAGCTTTTTTGAGAGTTTCTTCGTCCTTGATAGCGGCGCGAGCCCACTCATCAATCTCATGCTCCTTGTCCATGACTTTAAATTTATAGTCAGGCTTCCATGCTGGAGCGGCTGTGCCGTCAGCTTGTGGTTGCGCCTCGGTACTAGGTGCAGATGCTTGTGCTACATCTTGAGTTGTCGTTGCTTCAGTATTCATTCCTGAATCTGTTGCGGTTTCCATCGGTGTCGTCTGGCTTGACTCAACCATTTCCATTCATAGCTCCTTGCCCTTGCTGGGGCGGTAATTGTCCCATGCCACTGTCTTGTTGCATCGGGGTTTGATTAAACTGCGCTGCATACTCCGCTTGTCCAGGCGGAGTAAGCTCGCTTTGTAACTGTTCTTGGGCACTGCCTTGAACTTCAAGCTGCTTTTGCAACCAGTTCAAAGCTTCCACTGGGAAAACTGCTCGTGTCGTCTTCATTCCACCTTGAGAATTTGGTACATTGACCTGAAGATCGGCTTTTACGAGGGCTCCACCACTTGGAATGAACCCAGCTTGTGCGCGCTGGATCTCTTGCTTTTGTTTAATGTCAATATCTGCAAAGAACTGACGTGCTTGCATGAATTGCTGCTGAATTTGCGGGTGAATTGACTGAAAATCACTCTCAAGCATACGTTTATCGAGGCGTTTGATCATGTAAATAGGGTCTGCATATTGAGAGATAAAAGGCTGCTGCCCGCGCTCTACTGCCAGAATAAAGTTCGTTGCATAGTCATAATTCAAAGTTAAATCAGAGAAACCTTCTTCTTGATTCACATACGGAAGCTGACGAATCAATTTACCGATGTCATCCTTCTCAAGTTTTGATCCATTATACTGAAGAACATGATTCACTGTGAGCATCTTGCCCATCATCGTGTTGATATCATCAGACATCGGCATTACTTTTACCGAATAACAAAGCGGGGATGAGTTTTTAAACTCAGAAATGTTCACCACTTCGTTTCTTCCAACCATCGGGATAAGCATTTGCTCGTCGAGGTATTCCTTGGCAAGAGTGAGATAAAGCTCACAGATTTCCTTCAAATATCTCTCAAACTTCTCTGCATAAATCGTAAATTTTTTCTTTTCTTTCACAGAACGGAAAAGCATCGCAAATGGGTCAGCTTGAATCTCACGCTCCTGAACCATTTCCTCCAAGTTCGCCACTTGGTACATTTCTTTGATCTTATTATCTATGTAAGATACCCACTGCTCCCCAGCACGTCCTGGAGTAACAACCGGAGCTTGTCCCGAGTATTGATTTACACGGATACCTGGGAGTGTTGCACCTTGAGCGACCTTCGTACCACTTTGTACCCACACTTTGTCGTCACCATGTACGATGGAATTCTCAGCCATGCGAGACGCAGCACGGTTAATCTCAAGCTGATAGGGACGAAGTTGTTTGATGATTGATCTGTGGCGGGGAGATGTCTGGAGTGGGTCAAAGCCCACATAACAAATTGGGAATGCACCATACGGTAACTCCCCTTCAAACAAAATCCCTGCTTGAGTAAATACATAAAAATATCCCTTCGGATACGACGGGCAAGGACGGATAAACATCTCAAGCCACAATACTTGATTATCTGACTTCACATACCCCAAGTTCGTATTGAAGATCATATATTCTTCTTTGGGAGAAGTGACGAGAAGTTTTTTCTTCTCCTCATCGTGCGACACCATTTCTTCTGCGATCTGTTTGTCGACAAGCTTTCGCACAATCAAAAATGGCGACTCATCAATTGTCTGCGCGTTTGGATCTCTGAGAATATTATGCGGGTAAAGCTGCTCAATCTTAAGCTCTCCCTCAAACACAGGCTTTGATTCATCAGGCACCGCCTGACCCATCTCATCCATCGCAAGCTGACCAAGCTCATCTGTCTTTCCTTCGTAGCCAATAAGCTTTCCAGCTTTATCGTCCCAGTACACCTTCACAAAGCTTTCGCCCATGTCGATGTAGTCTTTGGCAAGAGAGATAATCTTTAGTGGGAATTTTAATTTGTCACAACCATACTGCCAAACAGAGTCGTGTAGTTGAGCAGCTTTTTGGTCTTGTAATTCTTTTTCGTTTCGGGGGATGACCTTCACACCAGGCGACGCAGACACAAGCGAGTTCAAATATGTCTTCGCAATTCTTTGGATATGGTTCTGCGTAATCTTTAATTTTTGGTCGTACTCAAGTTCCTTGGAGTCTCTGATACGTGACCAGAACCGTGAACCTTTGCGGGAATAGTGCTCACCAGCAACAAGCAAAGCATTTGACCTACACTCGGCCATAAATTCTTTGTCTTGAGTTTCTGCTTCATTATAAAGACTCTGTAGGTCTTGAACCGATTTGATCTTTTTCATCTAAAAACTCCTGTGAAGTCATCGCAGCTTCATAAGCTACGGGGTCAGCCAGCAGAGCATCATCAATCTCTTCTGCAAGCTGAGAGAGGGACTCCTTCCTTTCGGTAGGAAAGTCTCTCGCATCTTCTACAACCAAATTTGCTGTCTGATTGCTGGAGTTTTCAGAGTCAATTTCTTTAGATCCGAAAACTATCCGAATGTCGTGCATCTCGAATGAATAAACTTTAGCGGACGCACACGCTAAAATGATTTCGCAAATTTCCTTACCTGTCAATAGGTGTCGAACATTTCTGCCCACGCATCCAACTCCTGCTCGACTTCGTCTTTTTTCTCATCCTTCCCAAACACAAACTCCCTTCTAAGGTCTAGTTCAGTCTTGGGGGCGAGAAGTTTCTCTTCTGTGACTTTGTCGCTTGCAAATTCCATCTCATTGAGAAAGGTCCAGTCAAACGGAATCATCTTTAACGCGTAGCGGGTGCAGTCGACGTAATCATCCTCGATAGCCTTACTTCGTTTCGTTGTATACTTGGACAGGTTCATAATCTCACTGATAAGCGGACGAAGCTCATCTGTGTCGAACACCTTAAGCACGCCTCTGTCGAAAAGCGTGTTCATAAGCTGGAAACCACTTTTTCTATCTTTGTCTGCTTTCGTCAGCGACATTCCTTGGCGTGTGGCAATCGTGTAAAGGTCCGCATCCGCCCAGTCGTATGTTGCTTGAGTAACGGATAATTTTTTTTCCTTCGCATAGGTGTTGTAATGCTGAAGAATGTCTGCCGCCGTCGTTTGTATACCGATGAGCTTTCGCCCCCCGAATATCCGCGCCATCCGAAAGTCTGGACTTACGGCCACGAACACAAACGCTGCTGCGTGGTTCTTCTTTCTAGAAGCTGAGTCAGACACTCCACTGCCTGAGTCTATGCCTCCGTAGATGAGCCAATTCTTGGGGAGAGGATGCGGGGGTATGACATTTTTTTCCTCGGTGAACTTGGGTATGAGAAGGTCGCTGTCGTCATCCTTTACAAACCTTCCGTATATCCTACGAGAAACTTCTTTCTTGTTCGTACATCGTGACTTCGCTCGCTCGATTTTATCTTCGTCCCACAGCGACGGTGTCCCGTCCCAGTACTCCATGCAATCATAAAGCGAAATCATCTTGTGCCAAGCATCGGGCCTAGAGTTATCTTCTAAGATAGCACGAAAATGTTCTTGCCCCAATGTCGCCGTGAACGCAAAGTGCGCATACCCATCAGTCGCATTGAGACGGGCAAAAAGCTCTGGCAAAATATCTATCGGTATTTCTTCATCCGCGAAGAAAGCATAACAGCTTCCAGCCTGAAGATTGGTAACATCTTGCGTGTAATACTTAAACGAAAGCGTAATACCGCTGTTAAAATACACGTTCTTAATTTTTTTGTTGTAATAGTCCGCTCGCCATCCGTACTGAGGGTCATCTTTCATCTTCCCTCGCGGGAGCCACTCCTGCCACTTGGTATCAAACTCTCCCGTAGCTGTGTCAGAATCGGGGTACAAATACCAAAACAAATTCGGCTGAGTCTTCCAAAGCGTAGGCCAAAGACTAGGCTCCGTCGCCCACGTAATACACTTACGAATAAGCGAGCTTGATTTGGAAATCTGATTCGCCCCGCAAATGTACTGCTCTTTGTTCGTACACTCCAAAAACTCTTTTGACCAAGGGTAATGTTTTTTCTCACTGTATATATGGGGAAGGTCATGCTGACGCTGAACTTGTTCCTTGAGTAGCTCAAGTTCTCTTTCTTTAAGCTTGAGTAACCTACGCTCATCACTCATTGGGGGCTTTCTTTCTCGGGTTTGCTAGGATAATAGCCGTCTTCGCATTACGGAAGTGTTGCTCATCAATATGCTTTTGCGTGTAGTTGACCAAGTCAGTAGTTGTTCGAACCCCTGGTATCGTCCCAGCAAGTAACTTCTGCTTCACGACCTCGATCTCCTTCTCCAAAAGATCCAAAGAATTGGGAAGGTCCAACTCCTCGTCAGGATTCTCCATCGCCTCAATATCTTTGTTCACATTGAGAGAAACTAAACGCTGGTCAATTCTCTGAATGACCGCGCCCTTCACACGTAAATCAAGCAGCGCAATCCCCTTTATCACAACGTCGGCGGCGCGGGGGTTCATTCTCCCGTCTTCATCAAACACGTCTGCGGAAACAATCTTCCGCAAATTCTCCATACCGGCTTGGAGAGACTCCTTCACCACTGTGATATAATCAGTTGGGGGATTAATCATGAAAGCTAAAAATAATTGGTTCTTAATTAAAGCGTCGTAATACGACTCACTACATATCCCACGCCACACACGCGCCATACGAAGCATACTTCCAGTTTGAATAGCAAACTCATACTCGCTCCAAAACATATACCGCAAACGATACATCGTAACCGTTGGACGAAGACGCTTCGTCAATTCTTCAAAAGAAAGCTCAAGCAAAGTAACTGGAATATCCGCGAGGCGGGGGCGAAAAGCTGGGTGGACAAGATTGAGAAGACAGACCTTCTCTGAGTCGTCGATGAGTTGGGTTGTTTGGGGCGGGGGGTCCATAAGAGCGTCTTGGAGCTGAATATCTTCGTCAATCTTCGTGTACGTAGTTGAATTTTTTTGTTTTTTTTCCATTTTTTATTTTTTTGCCTTTTCGGAGGGGCGACATATACCAAACTACACGATGAGACCCCACACCCCCAGGTCCCATCAGCATCCTATACCAATCACCTTCAGCTTATCAGCCAGCCACAGTAAGCCAACCTAAGTCAACACCAACAAACAATTTATATAAAGATTAAACGGTGCGTTTGGACCT